CCTTTATATTTGCATTTGTCATGCTGTAAAATCATGTATTCCTTCGGGAACCTACCGACAATTCCAAAATACACCTTTAAAATGAAAGAAACTTACCGCTCACTCTTAGCTCCGCTTAACTTATCTGTGGATGCAGAGAATAAGATGACCCGTATACTTGAACGAACAGCTTCTGGGAATGATACTGTACTTTACTCTCCAATTGGACAGAATCTCGACCCTAAGGACATTCTAGACGGATGGGATAGAATTTTCAACAGCAAGCTTGCCATGATAGATCCTGGATTACTAGGTTTTGAAGGTAACAATAGATCAAAATACGGACCCAGAAGTATCGCCGTACCATGGGTTGATCGAACAGCTTCGGTATATGATTCATACGAGGCGGATGGATCCACGAAAACTCTAAATATACCGCGGCTAGGTAACAGGCTTAGACCATTATCCGATGAAAACGCTCTTAGATATCTCAAGAACACGACAAACAGTGGTTTACCCTATTTGATGAAGAAGGGTAAGGTGAAGCCAAATTTGTTAAAAGACATGGAGTCACTTCTTGGGAGAAAAGATCCTTGTGTGTTATTCACACGTACTCAGGAAGGTAAGAAAACTAGAAATGTTTGGTGCTATCCAATAGCAGACACTCTTCTGGAAATGCAGTATTACCGCCCAATCCTTGATTACCAGTCACAGTTGCCCTGGAGGACTAGCGTTACGACTCCTGACCGGGTGGATGCTGCAGTAGTTAGCATTATGAAACACGCCCAAGCTGAAGACAAATTCCTAGTTAGTATTGACTTCAGTGCCTATGATAATTCTATTAAAAGAACTCTGATTGAAGCAAGCTTTAATTATTTCCGTTCGTTATTCCAAGAGCAATATGGTGAGCAGCTGAATTACATTATGGAGCGAATGATAACGATAGGTATTGTAACGCCTGATGGTATCCTTTCTGGCGATCATGGTGTTCCATCTGGTTCGACTTTCACCAATGAGGTCGACAGCGTTGTCCAATACTTAATTAGTCAGGATTATGATACTGAGAGATTGGATTATCTTCAAGTCCAAGGTGATGATGGCTTATATGCCTGTAGTGACCCAGAATCATTACTCGATCACTTCAAGTCTTTCAAACTAAATGTAAACGAAGATAAGAGTGACACAAACAAAGACTATTGTTTATTCTTACAAAAGTACTACTCATATTACTATTTAGATAAAGGCATAGTTGGTGGTATCTATCCTACTTATAGAGCTTTAAATAGGTTAGTTTATCCTGAACGTTTTATAGATTTTAAGGAGGATTTATCTGGAAAAGATTACTTTGCTATTCGTACGCTATCTATTCTGGAAAACAGTAAGAACCATCCTCTTTTCCGTGACTTTGTTGAGTATGTCATGTCATTGGATAAGTATAGTCTTATCCCAAGCGACCAAGGTATAGCCGGTTATGTTAAGTTACGTGCTAAACAAGATGGAGAAGACGTGAACTTTAGTCGACACTCGTATGGTAATTCAACTTCTATTAGGGATTTTGCGTCATATAAGTTAGTTAAAAGTTTAAGTTAGAGATTTCTACGCTCGGAGGGGTAAATAATATCCGTGCTAATTAACCAACAGACTGGC